TCAACACCAATGATGCAGCAGTTACACAAGATTTCTTTAATCCACATTCTTTATCGGGCGATAATAGTGAAGGTTATGATGCTGATTTAACTATTGATGATAGTCTTTCTGTTGCCAATCATGATGCTTATACTGTTGATTCAAATGAAAATAAAACACCGGTAATTATAGAAGATTCAACCCATGCTACAAGTGACCACAAATCTATATTTAGTAAAGTGATTATAGAAACTTTGGACGTTGAGAAAGACATGGTTTCTTTTTCTGACTATAGCAGAAGAGATGTAGTCTCAACAGGTAGCGCTTCGGGAGAACCTGATGTTTCTGTAACGTCTTCATATTCTCCAATATACGAGACATTTGATATTATAGATAACGTAGAGATAAACACAGTGGATAGTGATACAAGAATCATCATTCAGCCAACAGATAGGGTAAGAACAAACCAACTGTTTCACCTACAAGATAATCTAAACACCAAAGAAGCGACCAATACTGCATCAATACATTATTTGTTGTCGCGTGCTAAAATTAAATCAGTGGAAAAAAGCACTAATGAAGATGGTGGTAACTATACATTGATAGAATGTTGGGGCATACAAACTAGCGTTTCTAGTAAAAGCGTCAGTGTTGTTGGTTCTGCAAGCCCTGAATCACACGTTGTAAAAGAAATTGAACCCAACGCCCCTGTAGTTAGTGTTACTTTGGGTGGACCGGGGCAGGGGGGAGTTGATACCAAACCCACTTTTTCAAAGAGTCCTTTCAGCCATGCTCCTTTTTCTTCAAGAAGAGCCTATGCGGTGTCTACCACATCCATGGTTTACAATAATTTATCTAGCGAATTTAGATTAAATGTGCAACCTATAAACAACCAATCAACCAATATGAAAAGTTGGGGAACTTTTGGTTTCCCAAAGATAGGTAGAGTGTATTTCTCCGATGGTAGTAGTGCAAAATATGATAGTAAGGGTGGTAGTCAATTTATTTTTCAAGCAAGTTCAACAGGAGATGGTGATTTCGTATCTAGCGAAGGAGTAGAGTTTACCCACTTGTTACCTTTGTTAAAATCAATAGGTGCAACAAACAGTCAAGCAACGGGAATATCAGGAACCTTTGCCCTCAATATAACACTATACAGTGAACCTCAGTTAGATGAAGCGAATATAAATAACGGCACTAATGTAAACGACAGAATGTTCCAATCATTGAGTGATGTAAAGCACGATTATCAACTAAGCACACAGTATGCTAGTACAAGAGCATTAGTTGAAATTCCATTTTTCTCTAATCAATTCTTTGATAATGTTAATCAAGGCACTTTTATTGGTCCTAACAACGCATTTAAAATTCATTTAGATGCCACTAACACAGCCCACACATACAATCCTAGTCCTGTAGGAAGAAGACCGATAGACGTAGAGCCAGCAGATAGAGAAGTTCAATCTGCATATTCAATACCTATTGATGAGAATAAATTCAAAAAAGCCTCTAGAATAATTAGATGGGATTCTGCTGATAACCGTTTGTATGTTAAAGACGCATCTGTATACCCTGTTCCTTCTGCTTCCGGTGCTTACAAAAATTTAACATCTGTGCCTAGATTTAGGAGAGTATTTTTGTCTAGTGGAGAATGGGCTTTGTATAGTGCAGTCAATACGTCTGATAATTATTTAACAGTACCAACTGCAAGTTATCGTTTTTCTCCTAGTTTCTTAGGAGAGGTAAAAAGGTCTGATAATTTAGCCTTATTCACAGGTGGTCCACTACCTAGCGAAGTTATAGATGCAATTTCCTCAGATGCCTATACACCCTCTTCTGATTTTGAAGATAGGGGTGAATATTATTATGACCAAGCAAGTGCGCTCACCCAAGGTGGAAATGTTGACTACGGATTACGGCAGTATGTCAGCGCTGTTTCTTTCAAAAGTGGTCCCGAAACCAATCCGAATTCTCCTTCTATTCAGACCAAAAGAGCGAGTGGTACAATTCTCGGCATCACTGAAGAAGCAACTTCAAACGGTGGTAATACCGTTGTGGTATCTTTATCTGAAGAAGACTTCAATCTATTTCCTAATCTTAATTGCCGTAATACTGATGATGCAAGCATAGGCGAAATCGGAGGTATGCTTTACGAAGCAACGGTCAATTATATACACCCTAGTACGGGTGTTGGTACCAACTATGTATTTCACTACTATGGACCCTTAGATACTATCAGCGCATCATCTGTTACTGTGCCTAATTCGGCTATAGTTTTGGCTCATTATGAAAACGGCACTTATCCTACATGGAGCAATCTTGTTGGTTCTACTATTACTGTAACTAAAAAGACTAGAAGAGTCATGTTCGATGAATATTTATCGGGTTTGACTGCTGGTGCTACACCTAAATTAGCAGATGGTTCTACACTTCGCACTTTCGCAACAACCAATCCCCTCTATAGAGAATTGATAAATAACATACATTTTGGTGCTGTGTATGCTTCACACAGTAGCGGAGAAATAATAGTTTCAGGAACAAACTCTTTACAAGATTTATTTGATTTTAATTTAAGAATAGGGGATAAGGTATTTTACAAATATAACAATTCAGGCACATACACAATAGGTTATTTGGGCGAAGTTACAAAATTCATAGCCCATGCTAATGGTTTGAAGTTCGCTGTGGCTGTTACACCTGCAAGCGATGTTAACACACAACTTAATGCTGGAACCAATGCTGAAATTGGGGTGTTGGTAAATGATTATACAGATGCTGACGCTATACTTAATTCAACTTGGTTGAACCCATATGCACCGGGCGGTTTCCGCAATGGAGATACTGTGTGGGCTAATATGTCTTACAATAACCCACACGCAGTTGAGGGATTATTTGCTAAGAGTAGAGGTGTGTATAATGACGGTGAAGTGTGGACTGAGTTCAACGAAGGCGAAGGGAACTTGGCGGCTAGTAATCCTAGAGACAGTATACCTCTAGAAAACTTCTTGATAGGGGATGATTGTCTTGAAACCGCTAGAAATTATGCACAACATGTGAATAGAACGATAGAAGAAAATTACAAGGCTTTGGGTTTAGCAGCAACCGATGCACCCACCATTGCTTATGTGGACCCTTACATGGCTTCAGAAAACGAAGCAAGGGTTCTGTTATACGATGTTGCACACGATAGAGAGTTTGTTGCATTTCAAGATATACACATGCAAGTTCAGTCTTCAGCAGACACTACGCATATAGGTTGGAAAAGAGATATTGTTGAAGGCACTGCTACTACTATGACGGATTTAGCAACACGGCTACCAGCGATAAATGGTGCTGCACCACACGCATGGGCTACTCAAATAGATGTAGCGAATGGTTATCCTTCGCAAAATCCTTTGATTCGTGCGACTCAACAATCGAGATTCATGGAGTCTGCTTATGCACACGATTTGGCTAATAGACAAAGTGATGATTTGACAGGCACCGCCGTATATTCTAATACTGCACAACAGAATAATTATACTAAACTATATGGTAAAGCACATGGGCACTTTGTACACACAGGTCACAGCATTGCTGGTAATGCTTCTAAGTTTGCACATTCAATGAGTAATCCTTGGAGAAACAATGAAAGTGTTGCAAATAGTAATGTAGCAGTTGTTTATCATAAGTTATCTAGAAGAAGTAAAAACAATTTTACTGATACCTTAGTTAAATTTAGAGAGTCAAACACTAAGAATCTACGTGACCCTTCAACTTTCTTCGATACTCCTGATGGTACTAGAGTTATACCAGCGTTCTTGTGTCTAAAGGGTATTAGAAGTTCATCTTTAGACTTATCTCAGCGTTTAAAGGCTAAAGAACCTAGATTGCAACACCTACCACAATGGAAAGACATGGACTTTGTAAGAAGATTAACAATAGACATGGGCGAAATAGCACAAAGTGAAAATGTAACAAATGTAGAAAGTGCAGCATTAGAAATAGTTAGAAAGATTAACCAATATGGCGCACTAAACGCTAGAGTAATAGGTGGTTCTGCACATGACCCTGCTGTATGGTGGGATGAGGATAATGCGTTCGCTAGTGGTGATAGAGGCACACATATGGGATATCTTAGAGCACACATAGGTAGAGAAGTAGAAGATTCTGAAGGTAATGCTGGTTTTACTGTGGTTATACACAGCACTGTGCCGGGTGCTAGTGGAAGAAATTTTTGTGTATGGTTAGATAATAGCAAATCTCAAACTACTTACAACCCTGAATTTTTAATTGGGCATGGCGGTAGATGGCGTAATTTTTGGGCTTTGCCTGAAGATATACAAGGAGAGAATATGCATCCTGCGCCTATGCCTTTAGACAAAAATGGTAGACCTTTTGCCCCAATTACCACTCTTAAACAATACATACAGGATGCTGAAACAACCGAAGATGTGGTATCGGTATCAGACTTTGGTAACGAGCAGTATAGCGATTTAATGTCTTTATCTGATGTTGTGGGTGGTAAGAATCACAATTCTACCAATAGAGACTCTTTTGATGTGGAAGGTAGTTCTTCTACCATAATAAAAGGTTTGAGGGTTGGTAAAAACTCTATTGGTAGAATTAACTTTGGTGGCTTGGTCGCTTCCGGTATACCGGGTTGGAGTCCAAATGCAGGAACATGGGGCATAGGTCAGATTGGAGATACAAATTTTAACAACCGATATGGCGAAGTATCTAATCTTTGGAATGTTGCCGAACTTGCACACATACCTACTACAGCGGATGTAATACAGGAAAACGTAGGAAAATCCGATTTATACGGCATAAGACTGCAAGACCATCGAGGGGATTATCATGGTATACGTTACATATACAAAAAAGTCGGAGATACTTTTGCTAATTCTTTTACTAAGACCCCCGATACGTTAAATGATGAAATGTGTATCTTCTTCGATGATAGAGATATATCACAAGGTGGTTTCACTATAGGTAGTTCGGTAATTGGTAGTGGAGATGCTACCGGTCGCATGGTTACTACAGGTAATCATACTGCACAAAGTTGGAGAGGTGCTAGATGGAATGCAGTACCTTCGCCTAGTGTAGGGATAAGAATGTCTTTGGTCATAGCAGATAATAGCATAACTGCAAATCCTAGTGCACCATACGATAGTTTGTCACACCCCGATGTCTTAGGTTATCTAGGATTTCCTAAAACAAACGGTGTGTTGCAAATTACTCCTGCTGCTTCTAGTGGTGGCGCAGAAGGAAGAGTTATTTCTTATGAAAGCAGAACAGGAAATATTTTCTATGGTTTAAAAAATAAACCTAGTAATGGTACAGTTATACATATAGTATCACCCACTTTGAATTGGACTACACTTCTTACTGATGAACTAATGGCTGCTGCAACCGCTGCTGCGATAAATGCTAGTGGTAACACAAATTTTGATTGTAGAAACATGTATGCATCCGATGGCAAAACATTTGGCGAATGGGGAGTTTCTGCTAATGCTATAACCATAAAACCCTTCAATAATCAAAACACAATTACGCCTTTGTCGAAATTCTTTAAGGCTACTTTAGGTGAAGATTTAGGTATACAAGCCGCACACTTAGAATTTGGTGAAATAGAAAAAGCAGAACAAAGTAACACAGGTGTATGGAGTTTTGGCACAGATAGAGCATATACAGATGCTGAAATAGATGCGAGCAAAAAAATAGATTGTGGATATATACCTAAGACTTTATTACAAATTTCAACAAAATCTAAAGGGCCTAATGGAAACACCGCTTCACCTGTCATGGTTGATAGCAATAATAATCCAATTAGCACAGCGATATGGAAAAAGAATCTCACAGGTGAGAACTATACTGCTGTGTGCGGAGACCACATATTACCGAAGATAGAAAACCCTATGCTTCAAATTGATATCAGTGCGTTTAGCGATACTGAATGGGCTACAGATAAGAAATTTAAGAGTGTAACTAGTGCTTATCACTTCTTGATACCTGCTAGTACATTTGTATCAAGTGATGGCGTACGTTCTTTTGGGGAAATTGCAAGAGTGCACTTTGATGAAGAAAAGAGCGTTGTGTTAACAAGCAAAGCAGATGATGCAAGTTTTGCTTCGCACAATTCTATGATTTGGGATGTAGAAACTGAAATTAATTGGCCTTCTGCTAGGTCTTCCACAGATGATTTCCTGCACAGACATTTAGATTCTAAATTCGCTGGTATACGTTCAATAGGCAGCGTTTTCTCCGAACCCTTAGTATATTTTAGAGGTGGAAAATCTAGTGTAGACCATAGTGTTCCTTTGTTCTTCGGTGGGGGTTTTAGCGGGGTGGTCATGGATGTTAATGATGGAACAAAGAACGACTACACAGAATTCTATACACACCCCTATGCAAATGGTCCTACAGGCACAACAGGAATTCAAAATGCCAATGAGATATCAACTAGTTTCGCTATGTTGGATTGCAATGCTATATTATCATTTTTCCCCGGAACTGCTTTATTGAATCAACATAGAGCAAGTCCTCTACCGCCTTTCTTCAATAAAGACAATGTGTTAAGCACAGATTTAGACAGAACAGGAACAACCACAACGGGAGATGTAGTGAAAGCAAAAGCGGTTCCTTTGGTTCTTAGATTTCCTCATCCTACAGCACGTTATGAAGACCATATTAATGGTAAAGAGAATAAAACTACTTACCTTGTGTTTGGACCCGGACAGGCTTTTCCAATAAGAGAAGAGACCACAGTTTCAAATCCAAAAGAGCCACATCCGGGTCGCGTTATTACTACCGGCGCTTCTATACTAGGAGACTCGTTTTCTAGTGTTCCTTTGATGACCAATACTTTCCATAATCACATAAACAACGCTGATAGAAATTACTTACCTCCCGACAAAGCGGAGTATCTTGCTAATGCTTCATATCATTGGCGTGGCGTAGTTAATTGGGAAACACCTGCGGGATATTCTCTAGGTAGAACATACAAACAAAGACCTTCACATGGTAGAATGTTTGGTCAAATGTTATGGACTGAATCTTCTTACGATAGTAGAACTCAACCTTTGAACCACACTCCGATGTTGGGGTATGGTATTGCTACTGCTTCAGATACTGTCTTTCATATGGACGGGGGTTTCCATCCGGGCGGTAGTTGGCTTGACGACCAAATCACATTTAACCCTGCAAAGGGCAGCGCATCAAGAATGAGCGTTTCAGGCTATTCTAAGATTAATCCCACAGCATTCCGTGTCGCTGGTGCTATGTTAAAGACAATAATAACCGGCACTTCTACAATAGATGAAGATGACACAGATATGGAATACATAGTTATTGATGGTACTAGATGCCAAAACGGTGAAGAATTAGCCACTGTTATCGGAGCAGCGATAAACACGTTCCCCGGCGCTGGTGCACTCAAAGCAATGGGTGGCACACATATGCCTAGCATGGGTAATGCTATGAGACAAGATAGATATGGATGGGTGGATATAGGCAATGCTAGTGGTACATATGAATCTAGTAGCGAACCTTACTATATCGAAAGTGCACCTGTTGCTCCCGCTGATGTAGATTTATTAAAAAATCTCCCTGCTTCAGGTTGGCTAAGAGGCGATATAACCGGTACGGCTAGTGATGCATCATATGCATGTTACTTTATGAAACAAATATATTTCACTAGTAGTAACTATGTCGCTAGATTCTATTTAGCACCAAATAAAAAAGTTGGTGGTACAGCAATAGATAAAGGATTTTTACACGATAACGGTGGGGTCTCTCCAAACACAAGTAGAAAATTGTATGTGTGGTCGAAAAGCGGTATTATCAGATATAACAACGAAACTGACGCTACGCGGGACCACATGACTCAGGCTCATTTCTCAGGTATAGTAGATGCAGTAGACAGAACAAAACCTACGGGTGTGGTTGGTTGGCATGGTGAAAGGTATTCTAAACTTAACAGTTTAAAGATAACTACTTCAACAACTACCGGTTATGCTTCGGGTTTAGGTGCTTATCATTCATTGTTGAATTTCTCTCCTTACGGTTCTGCTAGTACAGTGATGAATGTTTACGGCCATTTACCTCAAATAGCACCTATGTTCGCTAGTCCTGAGTCTACAAGTTTATTGGATGGGGGTTTTAGTGCTTCTAATCAAAAAGCATACATAGATAATGTATATGCTTCTAATGCTTTGAATTCAACATCTAGAGGTTATACATTCAAAGATGCTGAAGACGCTGCGCCTTACAACCTATCAGCAGAACCCACTAACTATGAATTTAGTAACAAATCAACCAACACTAGTTTGTTGCCCGAAGGTATGGAACAACCACAAGGTGTCTATTCTTCCGCCTTCCTTGTGGTGTCATATGAAAGCGAGTTGGCTCTAGTTGCTAAAAGAGATAGAGATGGAGTAGTAGCAGTAGGAGATTGGTTGCATCTAAAACAAGCAGGTGGTAAAGCAAACGCTGGTACTACTACTTGGGATGAAAGAATTCACGGACAAGACCGCTTTACAGCGCCCGCTAACGCTGGTCCAAACGTAGAGGCTTTGATAGCAGATGGTACTGTAGTACCGACAGGCACCATAGAAGCAAATTGGATTGATACACTCTTTAGCGAAGCAGATGCACAAACATACAAACTCATGCATGGTGCTGTTTCTTCAGACTTAAATCTTTCAAATGCTACACCCGATAGAGCAAAAACAGGCGATTTAATACATGACTTAGATTATTCTCCGGGTTCTTATAATCTTGAATCAACCGATACAGAAAGAAATGTAGTAGAGGATAAGTATAGCGGTACTGCATATACAGCAAAAACCGGATTTTCAAATCAGTATTGGTTGTCTGATGTTAATGGTTATCAAACATACTCAAACACGACAGGTAGAAATTTTTCTGTAGAGAATATAGTATGGAAGAGAATGGATGGCGGCAACCTCTCATTACCCGCAATTAACGCTAGAGGTATGGGTGCTGTGCCTTTTGTTACTAGAGTTAATAGCAATACTGCTTACTTAACCGGAGAAAAAATATATGGTAATGTTAGATTTACGTTTGAAACAACCAATTCTTCTATGATGCCGGTCTTGCAAGCACAAGAACTCTCTCACCCACAGTTGGCATCTACTAATCCCACTTTGGTTATGAATGCTTTACAAATTCCAAACGAAGAATTACAATTTGAAGAAGTAACCGTAGTAGACGATGCTGGACAAACACATGTGATACAAGGTGGTAGCCCATTAGGGACTATCATAAGAGCATTCAATCTAAACGACTTCGCTATACAAAAAACAGGAACTGTGTTTGATGTTGGACTAGGGGTTTCTAGCGACACAATTGATGTTAAAAAAGGACCCGCTTTAGCAAACTCAGGTTTCTCACCAACACTAGCAGTGCAACTACCTGACCCAAATTCAATACCGGGCAACATAGTGGTTCGTTCCGGTTTTGACCCTATACAAGCATATCAAAATGAAACATTTGGTTCCGGTGGTATGCACCACCCCGGAGATGCATCTACTAGGTTGAGTAGGTTCTTTGACAATACGTTTGGTGCGTCACAAGGACACCCTACATATGAAGAAACAGGATGGGAAAAATACGATGTGTTGACTAAAAGAAGTTCTGTTGGTGGCTTTAACAGTAATGGACTTAGAGGTGCTTATGAATTACACGATAGAGCGCTATTCTTCCACGTTACTAAGATGGGCCACACTAACACACACCGTTATCCCAATGTGTATGCTAGTGGTAATGTTGTTTCTCAAACTTTACAATACGTATCAATTTCAGGTACAATATTAACCGTAAATGCAGCACCAAATGCTTATGTGTGGAAAAGAGGTTCTGATGCCACAGATTTTGGCACTAAAGAAGATAACGACCACAGAAGATATATACGACTATACAACGATGCTGGTTCCAGCGGCATTGCTACTTATACGGGAGTAGATGGTAGCACCTTTACAGGAGTAAAAGTAGATGAAGATTTTACTAATCTTGTGGCCGAAGGTGGCACACTTTACCTAGTGCCCTCATACTACATACCAGCAGGTAGCAATCGTTTCTTTGCTGCTAATAGATTGAGAGACCATGCTGAAGTTAGCGGCAATTCGCCTGATATGGCACACACTGAATACATGACAAGTGTAGATAACGCATATACTAGATACTCCAAACCTATAATGACACCAATGCCTTATCCAAGGATGGGTCATCACTTTGTGAATGCTACAATGCCTATGTTACCGGGTCATTGGGCGCACCCTGTGTATCAATCTCTATATAAGAAAAATAGAGCAGATTATGCTTTATCTTTACAAACTATGGATAGCACTGCTTTGCAAGATAGAATCATAGCAGTTGATGAGTTCATACCAACTAAATCTGATTTAGGAACAACGTATTCCGACTCATTAAACCCCATGGAAGCAGAAATAAACTTTAGCGCTATCAATGCTGCACCTAGTGGTCCTTCAGATTTACACGGTGGTGCATTTACATTGATGTTTGAGACAGCAGTTAAATGGGATGGATATGGTGTTTTAGCAAGCGCTGGTGATGCTGGACAAATAAATAAAGCAGGTGGTCATAGCATAGTTTTGCAAGCCGCTGCTTCATACACTTTAGCAAATCATTTCCCTGACCCTGCCGAAGTAGGTGCTTATCAAATAATTATACAACCTAATCTTTTCGATAATCAAATAGGTGGTGCAGAACTTACTGCTTCGTATAAAATCACTTCACAACAGGTTAACACTGTTATTGGTATAAGACATAATGAGGTAGAAGTTGGTGGTATGACTCTAATTTTAGCACGTTCTACACAAGCAGACGTGAGAGGTTGTGAAGTCATGGTGAATGAATTAATGTTAGATTTAGATGCTGATTTCGCAAGCCAATTCACTAAAATACCCTCTTTATTATTATACAATCCTTATGGTGTCAATCTAAATGAAAGTCCTTCCTTTACTAGAAGAGGATTTCCATATGCTCCTATGTTTTCAGATTCTACACCGGGCGTAACTTTGAATGTACCATGGTGGAGCATACTTCATGGGGATATATCTAACGATGATATATCAAACGATGAAGGGCTTAGAGGGATGGCTCAAAATGCACCTGATGATTATTATTCTTTTTCTAGAAGCACATATGGGAGTATAGGTAACACACTAACTATTCAGGGATATCCCACAGTGCATCCTGAAATTTATTCTCACACATTGCAAAATGTATCTAAATTACCAACTTGTGAAGTAGTTTCTTTCAGTGCAACGAATAAAACCATAGTAGTTGATAACGCTAGTGCCTTCCCTTCAAAGCCTCGTTTTGGTGAGAAGTTACAATTTAGAGCAAGAAGTGGTTCTGCTGGTGGGACTTCTATCTATAGAGCAACATATACCAAAAGACACGGTTATGCAGCCGGAGAAATTAACCTACCTGTAACTTTTACCATAGACGTTTCAAGTAGCAGTGCAGCGTTCTTTGAGAAACTCTACGTTGGTGCAGTTTTATCTCTTGTTAATTCAAAGTCATACTTCGATAAAACAAAAAGCGTATTTAAAAATAATATATCCGAAATCGGAAAAGGAAGTAAAGACACCAACAATTTACATCCGCCTGATGCTTTTATTTGTTTATGGCATGAAAACTTAGGTAGACCATATACAGTGTATTCAGATGATGCTAACCGCGCTTGGAATGCCGAACCTGTCAATGCTGACAAATATAACTCGCTACCTGAACACTTTGAAACCATACATTATCATTCTGCTACATATGCTATGAGCATGGGTCCTTTTTCTCTTAAAGTGAAAGGACAAAAAACAACAGACCGCGCTGGTGCAGTGTACGATGCAAGTAATCTTAATGATACCGGAGCCTCAAGCACTAGCGAATTCGGCTCTATACTTTACAACAGATATTGGCCTTGTGGAAGTAGAGGTGGTCCACAAGCAAGTAGTTTGGAAACATATACACTAGCATCAGCATCTTGGACTAAACCCGGCAACCATCAATCTATGGGGCTTATTTGGACTGACGATGGAGACTTTTCAGGCGCTGCTACCAACGCTGGTTCTTTTGTCACCGGTGTGTTGTATAGGATAACAACCGCAGGTAACACAACATTCACAAACGTAGGTTCTGCTAACAACACAGTCGGTACTTATTTTACTGCTACAGGAGCAGGTAGTGGTACCGGTACTGCTGACAAGATATACAGTGCAACTGTAGGTATAAGCGCAGATACTAACGATGATGGTTCAGCCGATAGCACTGACCTAAGAAGAAGATTTGGTTACAGAATTTCACTAAAACAAGCGCATAATAGACCTCGTTGGGGATTATTACCTGCACGAGCCGTATACGAAGGCGCTGCTAGTGGTAGTGCCTATAATACCACAAATTACGATGCTGGACCGATTATACAAACGGAGGCTCACGGTAGTATACCATTGCTATACACAGGTATTTTAGAAAGACTAACTAGTTTCACAGGGATGTTAAATTTAGACATAGCAGGGCAACAAGTAAGATATTCTCAAGGTAGGAGAATGACAAGGGCTTTTGGTGCTCCACTCAGAACACTGAGAAACAAAAACACAGTTCAAAGAGATTGGTGGGGCGATGGCGAAGGTAAAGATATCAAAGAATTGTCATTAGCATCACAATATTACATAGTAGATTGGTGGGGTAACGAAAGAGGCGAAGATGTTAGGCGTAGCCCTGTTAGAGGATTTGGTATCAGACCTGCTTGGGATTGTGGTAATGCTTACAAAATGGGTGCTAACACGCCTTATGACAGAATATGGAATAACGCAAAACCTTTGTTCAATGTAAAAAATGTAATAAATTCTAGCGGCAATGTATCATTACAAAATAATTCTACTATACCTAGATTTGGCGGCACAGATAATGACGCTAATGTTGGCTCAAGCGATAGCGATTTAGTAGATGTGTTTTCCCCTGTGCATTCTTTAAGAATTGGTTGTATGGGCAGCGGTAGAGGTATGAGATATCCAACATCTTTCAACGAGTGTATATTTACTGATGTTTCTGTAAATGACTCTAAAACAGGTATAGTAATAAGCGGAAATACAAACCAACCTTTGTTTGGTAAAGGATTCAAAAGACCTAAAAACGATGTATTAGAACCTAATGAGGTTAAGAGAGGTATAAGTGAAAAACTTTCTGTATCTGAAGACGGTTTGTTAAAACCATCAGCCAATGTAAGTGCTAGGACTGAGACTTTGGTTACATCTAGTAAACACGCAGACCCTATGAGTAGAAGTAGCCCTAGAATAGGCATAGATGCTCCAATACTTGGAAACGCCGCCGAAGAAAGCAATGTTGTTATTAACACCGAAGCACACAGTTTACACACTGATAGAAACGTAGGACAAAGATTTTCACTTAGTGCAGCGCTACAAAGAGATGTAAAAACACTAAATGATTTTATATCACCAAGTTCTTTTGCTAGGCAAAGCAATGGTTCGCCCGTATCTTCAATACTAAGATTTTCACACACAAACCCTGTGAGACCATATGGTGGGTCTTACATATTAGATATGAGTAGTTATGCAGGTGCTGTCAGCGATGAAAATTGGGGAAGAAATAGTTTATCATCGCCTTCTTACACAACTAATCCTTTCCAAAGCGAAACTAGAAATAGTAAAAACACAAAGAATAACCATAAAGATAAATCAATAAGATTCCTTATGAAACCAATAAGATTGTTAGATAATAGACACTTAGAATTGTATCGATTTAATGACACTTTGCATTCTAGTAGCCCACAATATACTTTGAATTATCTAAATGCTACTTCGGGTGGAAAGTATGGACTCTTTACTTATGATATAGATACACCTGCTCCTTCTGCTATGTTTTTACCTAATGGAACTTCTACTCCTAATGCAAATGGTCCTTATTATCCTATAGTTGCTTTTTCAAATGATTATGCGACTATGGATTCTACCGGTCCTACATTAACTACAAGTGAATCTAGTAGTTTTGATTTAGATGATTTAAAAACAGCAATAGGTAGAGTCTTAGTAACAGAAAATACACTTCAACACCATAGAGCAGATAGCATAAGAAACAAAGATTACACTGTTAAACCTAGATTTACACAAACTTTGCATCCAAAAGGACACAAGGGTGATGTAACATTTAGCACAGATGACCACAGCGGTGATGCAACATGAGAATAAGTTCAACAAAAGCCGCTTTTACTGAGTCATTAACAGAAATTATGACGGACGTTAGAAAACCTGTATTTGTTGATAACGCAATACACTATGGAAAGTATGAATCACAAAATAAGGATATAGCAAAAGTTACAATGATTACTAGAGACTATTCAATAGCAACAGAAAAAACATATTCTATTGAAGAAGAAGAATCAAGTCTATTGCTCTCACACACAAAAACTCCCGGCCATACCTATGAAAGTAATGTTTGGTCTACAGAAGGCATTAACAAGTCAACTAATTTGCTTTATGATTCAAAAGATACTAGTAAAAAGATTTTTCAAAATAAAGTTGACATATTAGATAAAAAAATAAGATTAAATTTAAGCAATATGAAAAATAAAAGTCTAAAAGATTTAGGTTTTGATGGAAAAAATGTGCATATGGGTCAACCGATAGACGTGGGTTTTAGGACTACAGATTTAGCCATTCGCATGTCAGAATCAATTGATAAAAATTTGACATCGTTTTCTATAGGTGAGCCTTTAACAATAACTAATTCAACCACACAAAGATTGAAACATAGTAGAAATTTCTTTGCAAATAATTTTAACAACATAAATTTAATTACAGCCCTAAAACTATTAGGTAAAAAAGACAATAGAATTTTAGATTTTGATGTATATGGAAATCTACTGTTCGTGCCCTTTAATCACCATAAATATGGTTATAATCTATCAGACAGCAGTAGAATTGGCTCAAGAAGAGAAAACCCTAAAGATGATTTGTTAAACAAAATTACAGTAACGGGTCATCCTTTGGCTATTAACGATGAAGTTTCAGTTACATTAAATGATGGAGAAAGACAACAAGGCGGTAATAGTGTAAATATAGTCGAAGGTGCACCCATATACGACCCTACCATATCTTCAACCGCTGAAGCATACACAGTTGCAAGAAACGCATTAAAAAGCAACAATTTGTTAAGAGGTAGTATAGAAAGTAACGGGCATGTAAATGCGTGGATGGTGAGACCGGGTGATTTAGTAATGACACCTTTAGGTAAATTAGTAGTCAAAAATGCAGTTCATGATTCTGCTACATTACTGTCTGATTTTGAGTTTTTATCAACCGATTTAGGTATAGAAGATGCTCTACAAAGTATATTTGAAGATAGTATTACATCCGATGAAATAAACACAAATGATTTGGTAGAACAAATACAAAATTTAAACTTTAGTTTCTTCGATGATATAGAGATTAAAAGCACTTTATTTATTTCTGTAAATGTGATTTCTACTAATGGTTTATTAATCGGCCAGCATCATAATAGAGTCGCAATAGGTGGTAGTGCTGAAACAATCGGTTTGGGAAGTATAGAAAATTTTGAATTAAGGAGTAGTTAAGATGGCAATAAATGATTATCTAAAAAGATTGATGATAGAAACAATATCAAATAATATTAACGAATTGACTTTAGGTTTCGATGGTACACCACCCACTAGTAGTGATGGTTCTGCTGGTAGACCAATAATCACTTTGAAGCCAACTGTAAGAATTTTAGATAATTCTAGTTTACTAGTCGAAGCAATCCTACCTAGCACTTATTCTTATGATGAAACCCTAAAAGAAGTATATATTCAAATGAAAGATACGAGTGGCTTTACACCTATAGCACGTCATGTGTTTGCCCCAATCGTAAAAACAACAAGCAATGAAGTTAAAATTCAAGTATTAATAGAGGTGAAATGATGTCCAATCCGTTAAAAACACACACTGACAACTTAGCAGATGGAGATTTTTTACTTTCGGCTTCTTTAACTAATATGTTAGAAGGTGTGCATGGGAACGGAATATTACTTTTAGAAGACACACACACCGGTTCTTCGATACGCAACACACCCGCATCTTTATCCGGTGCAGTGTCAAAAGTAGATGCAGAAACAATCAGAATCAAAGGCGGGCTTGCTGTATTAGATGGACTAGTAGTAGATTTTGCTGGTGGTTATACTTCAAATGCACCCGCAACGTTTGATGTCGTGTTTGACGTTTCTACATATTTTTCAACAGCATTGACTAGCGGGCAATCTTGTTTATTTGCAATTTATGTTACAACTGACAATTCCACAGGAGTAAAAAGAATAGGAGTAGAAAGAGGTAGCATAGCAGTTAGTGGTGGTTTTCCTGTAGCGCCTAGTTCTTTCTTAAACGAAGGGGGCTCTTTAGATGTAGACCAAACAACAGCGTTAGCAGTTGTAAAAGTCATTTTTGCTAGTAATTCTACTACATATGACATAGATGTGTCTACGATATATGACGTTAGAACTTTTGTCAAACCTTCTCCAATATATCTTTCAAGGATGTCTTCAGGTGCATTGGGTGCGACAGTTTCAGACTCTAACAGGATTGATAGTCACGGTGATTTAGATGGTATGCAAGGTGGCGGAACTGAAAATGGTGCTTTTACGGCATCGAATTTGGGTGCTTTATGGATGAGCAACGATGGTGACGGCGACGATGTGTTGTATTTTTCAGGTGCTCAAAATAGCGGTAGAACAACACACAGATTAGGACCCAACAAACTGAGCACAACCAATTCTGCACAAGATGTAAAATTCGATGGTCCTAACTTTTTCTTTACAACGCCTAGCGGTACTGTTAATCTAACACCTAGCGGCACATTTCCACCAAGTCATGTAGTAACTGTATTCAATGCGGCTACAGGAAGTAGCAACAAAGTTGTGTTCGACCCTAACGGTTTGAGTTTAAATTCTGCTACTGCGGGTGATGTAGCAGCGGGTTCAAGTGCTATGTTCGTTTATACGGGTTCTGCATGGAAAAAAATCCTTGCAGCAACTTCAGGTTCTGCTAGTGTTAGTGGTTCAGCGGGCGCTATACAACTAAGCGATGGAAGCAATTTCTCCGATGATGCACAACTTACGTTCACTACAGCAAGCAACACGTTGAATGTTGGTGGTCCAATAATTATGGCTGCCTCGTTATTTAAAGCACCAACGGGAGTAGAATTGACTCCTGCTGGTAGCAATCCGGGTAGCACAGGTGGAAATACAATTTGGAAAGATACCGGCACAGGCACTCATTTAAAAATAGGTAGCGATGTCATATTAACATCGAGTAATTTTGCATCACAATTTGGTACTAGTGGTGTAGGTATTCATTCTTTGACGGCAGAAGCAATTGCTTCAGGGGATTTCATATCTTTTTCAGATACAAATGCTTCTAATGTGACCAAAAAAGAGGCTATAGATGATGTGGCGACATTGTTTGCAGGTACGGGTTTAACAGCATCTAGCGCGGTAATTGGTATTAACGCTTCACAACCTACTATAACTGCAATAGGTCCAAGCGATGCTGCGCTTACAGTAGGACAGAACCTGATTGTGACAGGTAATTTAACTGTAAATGGTACAAACACAGTAATTAATTCTACAACACTACAAGTCGATGACAAACTAATAGAATTAGCACATTCGCCTAGTGGCTCAGAAGGAGATGATGCCTCAGTAGACGGTGCGGGTATAATCGTCAAGTCATCTGACAGCGACAAAAGTATTCTCTTTGGTAATCACGCCTCAGATGCTACTTTAGAAGGATTCAAAGTTAATCAACATTGGTTGCCTAGTAGTGATAGTGCACTAAATTTAGGGGCAACCCATGCCTCCACCCCTCTCAGATGGGCTAATGTGTATGCTGATACTCTACACGGTGCTGGTAATTTTACAACAATCACAGGTAGTAGCACAGTAAATATCGATTCGGGTGTTCTGAAAGTAGATTCTTCTAAAGTAGGGATAAATCAAGCAACGCCGTTAGCCCCACTACAGGTAAATAATTTAGGATTTGGTGAAGTTAGCGGTCATATAGCCGATACAGGTACATCGGGCTCGGAAAATCTTGGTACTTTTACACTATTCAATAAGACACAATTTCGTTCTGCTAAATTGCTAATAGAGATAGACGGAGAAGATGGTTATTCCAATGATGTGTTTGAATGTGCAGAAGCAGTTATTACACACGATGGTGGTAGCGGAGCAAGAATTACTACTTACGGGGTGGTTCAATCCAATTCAGGTGAAACTTCACAAGCAAACTACGATGTGGTCATAGATAGCAACAATGTTAATCTAGTGATTACTCCACGCGTATACAGTGTGCGTTTTGATGTGCGAGTAACTTGGCAAGCAATGGTGGCATAATAAATGACAGAAAGAGATTTTAAAGTAAAAGCAGGATTGAAGATAGAAGGCGGAAGCATAGACTTCTCTAACGCACAACACGCTACCATTGATATGGATGCAGTTACCACCACCAACGGTACAGGAAAAAATATCTCAATTAAGGCTGGTCTAGGAGATGGTACAGGTACAGGCGGATTAGTAGTTCTCAAGTCAGGAGGGGCTACTACAAATAGCGGCGGTGGGGCTACTAGCCACGTACAAGCACTTACAATTCAACCCGCTGGAGATGTACACATAGGCACAAACGGTCTTAACGCTACTGTAACTAGCACAGGTTCATCAATTAACTCTACGACTGTAGGCGACCATACACCCGCTTCAGGTTTCTTTACAACTCTTGACGCTAGTAGCACATTCAAAGCACGCGCAACAGGTTCTGCAATTAGAACAGCCGGAAAATTATGTGTGAATGAACCGGATGTAGACAGTTCAACCATACCCGCTAGAACCCAAGCCGCAGTATATGGAAAAACAGTAGGTGGCACCGGAACTATGTCTGATGGTCTAACCACAGCAAGTGGTGATTTGAAAGATTATGTTGAGTTATTACTTCAAACAGATGCACCGGAAGGTGATATAGATGGTTATGTTGCTAATTATGTAGGAAACGCCGTTGTGTTAGACAACGTGGAAAACGTACCAACAACCGGACAAGGTACAATTTACTCAGTCGGTGCTAGTGGCTCAGGTAATTCTTGGGGAATAGGAAGAGCAGGTGGTGTTGGTGGAGGTAGTTTCCAAATAGGTTACAAAAACGAATCTTGGCTAAAAAGTCACGCAGGTACAGGAAACGTTATGATGCCAGCGCAATCTGTGTTTGACATAGATACATCAGGTAATGCTACGTTAAATAGCAATGGTGCTTATTTTGCATTTACAGGTGAGACTAGTGGCGGCGATTCTAGAGAAATTAGATTCAAAGCATCAAGTAATAACATTCATGCAGACAACACAGGTTCTCAAACGTATATTCTACCGACAGATTTTCCCGATTCAAATGACTTTGTTTTGACATCACAGACCGATGGTACACTTGCTTGGGCTGCATCTGCATCAGGCGCAGACGGAATGGGAAGCGGATTTACTGTATCAGCAACAACTGATTCAAACCCAACAACTATTACACAAGGTGATGATTTATTCTTTGCTGCAACAGGTGGTCTTACTGCAACAACAACAGCAGATGGAACTGTAACTCATGCTTTGGATATTAATGGACTCTCAACAACGGCATTAAGTAGTTCTGCATTTTTAGGTACAGATTCAATCGCTTTTGTTGATGATAGTGCGACCGGCAAACCAACTAGAAAAGGAACTATTAGTGAGTTAAGCACTCTTCTTGCTGGTACAGGTCTTGGACATTCCCACGGTGTAATCAGTTTAGACATAGACGGTTTAACCGACATAGGTGAGGCTTTAGTCGGTGCTGATTTAATCATTGTAGACGATGGTGCAAATGGTACTACCAAGAGTGCAACATTAACTCGTTTAGGTGCATTACTCGCAGGTGGAAACATTTCAGCAGACACAGGTGTGTTATCGGTTGCAACGGCATCGGCAACGGCAGCAGGTGTAGTTGAACTAGCAACAACGACTGAGACAACAACAGGTACATCCACCTCAAGAGCAGTAACGCCTGACGGTCTCAAAGACGGATATCAAGGTTCTGCGAATGTAGATACTCTAGGTACAATAACGACCGGCACATGGACCGGAACAAAAGTCGCATCTGCTTATTTGGATGATGACACAGCACATCTCACCACAGACCAAACATTCTCAGGGACTAAGACGTTCTCAGCAGAAGTAGACATGACTGCTGGTGCTACAATAGACGGTGCTACAATTTCTCTTGACGCTACTACTTCTCTAAATATAGACAACTCCAACACTACAAATGGAATTTCAATCGGTACATCAACATCGGGTGTGCCGGTTACTATAGGACATGGAACTTCGGAAGTTACTTTCGGAGATAACGTGACTATCACAGGTAATTTAACCGTAAACGGCGACCAAACCGTAATTAACACTACTGCAATTGTGGCTGAAGATAAATCAATGATTCTTGGAATTGCTGGTGGTATGGAAGATGCTACATATGCTAGAAGTAGTGCTGTAGTGACTATAACTTCTGCATCACATGGAATGGCTAACGGTGAATCTGTATATGTTTCAAACATGGGCAACAGTATTACAGATGGTGTATATACTGTAAGTGGTGTGGCTACTAACACATTTGTGCTAGATGGTCATGGTACTAGTGGTACTGTGGGCGCTGGCGCTACTATGCAGCATTCTTCTGCTAATGTTACAGAAGCAACTGCTGATGGTTCAGGAATATTCGCACCGGGAACTTCTCTACACAGCATACAATATGATTCTAGCAACGGTTGGACCGTTGGCGATGATTTAGATATAACATCGGGTCATCATTTGAGTTTTGCTGGTACGACTACTCTAACCGCAACAACATTAGGAAGCAATGTAGTAAGTTCAAGTTTAACTAGCGTAGGTACTCTAGGTTCTTTATTAGTAGGCGACTTGAGCATCAGCGGTGCTACAATCGGTCATACAGACGACACAGATTTGATAACCCTTGCAAGCACAGCAGTTACTCTTGCTAACAATGTTGATTTTAATGTCGCTAAGGCTGGTGGTCTACAAATAGCAGGTACTGCTGTGACATCAGACGCGACTGAGTTAAATCTAGTAGATGGATGTAGCGCTGGTGCAATAGTAAATAGTAAGGCTGCTATTACAAGTAGCGCAGGTCAAGTTAATGGTACTACTCTAGGTGTCAATAGCGTATCAGTTTTGGCAGTCAATTCTGATGACAGCGCTGGTTCTTCTAGTGGTGCGGCAATAACTGTTTTCAGTATGGATAAAACGCTATATCGCGCTGCTAAGGTGGTCCTTTCAGTTGAGTTGCTAACAACAGGTGCTGCTAGTGCTTCAAAATACGAAATGATGGAAATATTAGTACATTTTGACGGTAGTGCAGCCCATCACACAACATACGCACACATGAGTACCAATGCAACAGACTTAGCAGCAATTACTACTGCTGTGAGTGGCGACAATGTATTGATAAAATATGACCCGGTGGGTACAAGTACAGAAAATTTCAAATTCCGAGCAGCAGCAACGCAACTCGTATTATGATGGATAGTGAAATCATGGTGATTAATTTTGACAGAAAGAGATTTTAAAGTAAAGAAAGGATTAACAGTAACAGATGACATAAATGTGTCCGGTGACATAAATGTGTCATCGCTGTACGGTCGCCTTAATTTCAAAAAGAATGCGGCAGGGAATGTAAATAACGATGCTATTTATTTCATCAACGGTTCAGACCAATATGCAGGGGCAGTAAAATACTTCCACGGTGATAACACACTAAGATTTGACGCTAACCAAGCAACTCAATTACATATTTCTGATGGTGCAATTTATCCACCTGTTGATAGTGATGTTGATTTGGGTACTACAAGTCTAAGATTCAAAGATACATTTGTGGATTCAATAACTGTGACGGGCGCTGTGGGAAGAGACGCTCATAACCAAATTAAGTTTAGTACAGACGACCAAATTATATTCAGGGTCGGTAATGCCGATGGTGTCATATTCAAAGCATCAGGAGAAATTGAAGCAACAAAGTTTGATGGTAATTTAGAGGGTAACGCTGACACGGCTACTAGTGCAGGTACAGTTGGTGTAACCCCAAATGACGCTGCTGGCTCATTTGTAAATGAAAATAATCTAATCATGTTCTTACCTGACGGCGATACATCATCAGGTACGGGTAATTATAGACCCGAATCTTCTACTGATTTCCATTACAATCCTTCTACTAAGATATTAACTGTTCCAAAAGTATCAAGTGCGTTTACGGGTAATGTAACAGGTACCGCAACTAACGCTACCGCCATTACACTTGGTGGACATTTGATTAATGATGTTGACATAGGAACTGAGTTAGTAGATACTGACGACCATATAATGTCATCCGGTGCGATAAAGGCTTATGTTGACGCGAATGGTGGTGGTGCTTCTGCACTCAATGATTTATCAGATGTAATTGCTTCCGGTAGTGGTAATCTTTGGATTTCTCCGGGCGATACCCCTTCACATGGGACTTTATCTAGTGCAATACAAAATATATCCATTGGAAAATTAGCGGGTGATGCGATTACAGAAGGTGATAGAAATATAGCAATAGGCACAGCCGCAGGTAGTGGTATAACAACAGGTGAAGGAAATATTACTATTGGGGATTTCGCACAATATACACAAACTACGGGTTCAGCCAATGTTGTTGTTGGTAGGCAAGCCTTGTTTGGTAACGGTGTAAAAAGTAATAACACAGGATTTGGACATAACGCTCTTTATGCCGCTACAACGGGAAGTAATAACGTAGCATTAGGTTTTGAAGCAGGGAATAATATCACTAGTGGTTCTCACAACGTAGTGATTGGAAATGCAGACGTAGCAAGTGCGACAGGAGATAGCCAACTATCAATAAGTTCCGGTGATGGTGGCGTTACTTGGATTACAGGTGATTCATCAGGCGTAGTAAATATTCCGGGTTCTTTGACTGTTGCAGGTTCAGCAGTTGGCGGTGCTACTACTCTCAATGGTTTAACAGATGTAATTAGTAACATTACTAACTTTACAGATAGTATTCTAATTTCTCCTGATGGTGCAGCCCCTCCACATGGAACTCTCAATGGGGCAACGGATAATGTAGGTATTGGAAAAGATGTATTCAAAGTTCTCACTAGCGGTTCTAGAAACGTAGGTATTGGAGATGGTGCTTTAGATTCTTTAACATCGGGTAATGATAACGTATGTATAGGACAAGGTGCAGGTCAGGCTAATACAAATAATAATTATAACGTGTGTCTTGGAAGAAGTGCAGGGTTGATGAACAATGACGGGGCTAATGTAGCAGTAGGTTGGCAAGCGATGGCTTTGTCAACTGCGGGGGCAGTAAATGTAGCAATAGGTGTGAACTCATTATTTACAACAACAGGAAATTATAATGTAGGAATAGGTGATGGTGCGGGTGATAATATCACTTCGGGTTCAAACAATGTAGTAATTGGAAATGCAGATGTGCCAACTGCAACAGGTTCAAGTCAATTAGTGATTGCATCGGGTAATGGAGATACTAAGTGGATAGAAGGTAATAGTGATGGAATTGTATTAGGTGCATTAACACCACTATTCTATGAAAGAGCCGCATTAGATACAAGTGCGGTTGATTTTAGAGTTCCAACTGTTCAAAGTTCAGTTGCTAATCCTAATGGTTATCCAATGCCGTTTGCAGGTAAGGTTGTAGCGGCATCTTTCCTCTTTGCAGGTTCGGCTATAAGCACTAGTGGAAACACTAATACAATACGAATAAGAAAGAATGGCGGCACTAGTGGTAGCGATATTAAAGACTTTACATTTACAGAAGGTGATTTGAATAATACTAATGGTAATCAATATTCTCTTGTAAAATCGGGTAGTGATGTATTATTTACATTTGCCGCAGGTGATGTTATACAAGTAAAGAGACAAAGTGGTTCAACAGACCTTAACAACTCACAGGCTATGCTATGGGTGAGTTATAACTTCTGAGGTGATTAAATGGAATGGGATGAATTAAGAGGAATAAGACAAGGACTACTAAAGGAAATGGATATTTACCAATTGGTAATTCCGTATAGTAATCTAACAGAAACACAAAAAACTGAATTAGAACAATACCGACAAGATTTATTAACACTACCACAGGACTACACAACACCGGAATTGGCTTATACCAATATACCAACAAAACCAACATGGATGGATTAAAATGGCACTAAAAATTGAATACGAAACAAACTACGGAATAACTTGTGATTATGCCCATTGTGTAATAGTTGATACTAGATGTTACAAAGAAGTAGATGATGAAGGAAATAAAACATTTCCTGTACAATACAATGGTAAAATATACGCATCGGATGATGCCTATGCTGATGGTGCATCCCCTATTGGTGGTTTCAATGGTGATTTTTTAATGAGTGAATCTGCTGCTAAAACTCAATACAACATAATCAAACAATGCTACATTGACTTAAAGACAAAAGATGGTTTTACAGAAGGCGAAGATTGTTAATCTAAACCTAAAGAAAATACTTCATCTAATAACTTACGTTGAGTTTCTAAGTAGTCTCTCCAAATAGGTTTCTTGAACACTTGTTCAAAACCTTCTATTTGTGCATCCCAATATTCTTCATTCATACTAATCCCAATCTTCAAATGATTCTATCATGAATGCTTGCCACATTTTACAAGCACCGTTGTGGTGTTTTCTATCTTTCATTGTAATCCCCCTTTTCATTGTATAAAGTGTAGACCAAAAAACTCATTTGTGTGGCGATAATTATAAAAAATGTATTAACATAAAACATAGCCATTTCTAACTTTATTGGTTGTGAAACTATGCTTTCCAGCATCGCCATTTCTAACATAGTGTAAAAAGTAAAGCGCTAGTATATCTTTTTTTCTATTCTGTGCATCATCAGCATAAGGATATGAGGGGAAAACGGGTCTTGGCAATGATATAATGAATAGAGAAAAACTAACCAATACTACGATGTGTAAGAAGAGTCCTTCCCGTTTTTACTGTAGAAACCCCCATATCCTTTTACTTATTGAATGCTGAATCTTTCCATATGTGTTTACAAAATTTACATTCCCACAAATGCACTCTTTTTCTTATAATTTTATCGTGATATCTAGCGGTTAATCTACGTGGTACATGTCTTTCATTACAGTTTCTACAGGACACATTTAGTTTGTCCATCAACCTTCCCATTACTCCGCCCCTCTTTTCACTACTATGTCATCTATTTTTAATATCGCGGTAGTTACTTCAGTGGCACTTAGTATCGCTTGTCTTACCAATAGAGCAGGTTCAACTATACCTAAAGTCTTCATATCTATGATTTGATTGATGTTTTTCACATCAGGCCCCATGGTGAGTTTACCTTCAGATAATGAGTGTCTCAAAGCAAATACACAGTTCAAAGGTGTGTGTCCGGCTACTTCACCTATGGTAGCAGGTATTATTTCCAATGTATCAGCGAAGGAGTTTATTGCCATTTGTTCCATACCTTCTACTTTTGGTGCTTCTGCTCTTAGGTAAGAAGCAATTGCTGCATAAGTTGAGCCTCCGCCCGATACTACTTTGCCCCCATTCATGACTAGAGACACCACACCTAGTGCGTCATCGAATCCTCTTTCTACTTCGTCTAAAGTAGTATGACTAGCCCCTCTAACTATTAGAGTTGATTGCGATGAATCTACTTCGCCTTCTACAAACAAATAATGAACATCATTATGTTTATTTCTCAGTAGTTTACATGATGCCGCTATTTCTAAATCTTCAGGTGTTTGTGCTATAGAAAGCCCTAGTGCCGATGATAGTCCTCTCATGGTGCTTTCTTGAACTCTTTTCACAACGGCTATATTGTGCTTATGCAAAAAGGCCAAAACAGAATCTGCCATGTTATCTCTACAAAATAATACACCACCATCAGGCAACAAAGAAGCAATCTTTCTTGCATTTTCACTCAATGCTACTGAACTTCTAGATACTATGTTGTCATAGGTTTTCATATCGCTTACTTGCACCTGCGGAGTATGTTGTTCTTTAACAACCTCTAAACCGGTCATAAGTAGCAAAGCGTGAGTATTTTTTGGTGGGTTTACCATTTGAATTGCGAAATCTTTGTTTACTACAACACCTTTGAATAAATGTGAGTCTGTCAAAGAACCTCCGGGGAACGTTAAGACCTTTACATTGTCAGCATCTCCTGCTATCCTTACAGCCTCTACACAAAGTTCAGCAACAGTTTTTTTCGCTGATGCTAATGTTTTACCACTTATCGCTGTTTCTGCTATTTTTTCTAAATCTCCTTCTTCTACATCTCTAGATAATACATCATCTAGATATTTTACGCCCATACTAGCAGCAAGATTGTAACCATCACACATTATAGTAGGGGGAACACCTTGACTGAGTAGATTTTCAGAATCAGCGAGCATTTGACCTGCTAACACTACTGTGCTTGTTGTGCCATCATAACACAGACTTTCCTGTGTTTTACTAATGTCAATTATCATTTTCGCAGCAGGGTGTGCTGATTCTACCTCACGAAGTATTGTAGCACCATCGTTAGTTATTATTGTGCTACCTGAAGCATCTACCAACATCTTATCTCTCCCACGTGGACCTAATGTTGTGCGCACTGTGTTGACTATAGCACGCGCTGCACGAATGTTACTATGTAAAGGGTCTATTGCGTTATCAGACATTATTCTTCACCTTCCATACCAACGGTGCGTGCTTCAGCATCAGAATCTAATTCATCTTCATCGTAAAAAGGCCAACCCACATTGATTGCTATTTGATTCGCCATTCTTTGTATATCGCTTAAAGCCCCGCCTTGAGTTAGCGCTGTCAGCAACCTATGTATACCTGCTTTCAATTTTATTTCTTCATTTATATCCATTTTTTACCACTCCAATTCTACTTCTTTTATATCGCCTGTTTCTCTACATCTAGATTTCAGCATGTTATTTTCACGCCCCATCTGATATAGGTCATAGGTGAGTTGTGCATCTTTAAGACAATATTCCGCTACTTCGTTGAATTTACCTGCTCTCCATGCAAGAGGGGCATCTTCACTAGCCATTAGTTTGTCTGTGTTTAAATTATGTTTTGCTAAATCTCCTAGAGATGTTAATAATTTACCATATGATAATGATGCCTTAGCAAATAATACCTTGGTGTCTATTATAGAGTCGCTTTTACCTAACACATCACCAGCAGCCCAACAGTCTAGCGAGTCACGTATAACAGGTAAATCAAATTTAATGATGTTATGCCCCAAAATTTTGCCACCTTTCTCTATGTGTGCGCTTAAGAAATCACCTAGAATCTCAGGGTGTAGAGGATGTAATGTGGCACCTTCAACTTCTATGGTGTCTTCCTTGCTGAATATAGTAGCATTCTCTCCATCCCATGTAGCAATTACACTAGGCTCAAATAAAGATAGATTACCCCACCCTCCGATTTCCCACGAATAGTTGCTTGTCTCAATGTCTAGTGATAATATATCAGTCATTCTAAATCCTCCTTCATTCGGATAAAGACTACTCTACCGTCTTTTGCTGTGTTGAACAAATTCTCTCCCCATTTCTCAAAGTTATTGTATGCGCTTCCTCGTGAACAATCATTCTGTGTTTCATACGCTTTAATAACCTTGGTCTTGGCTTTCCAACCATCACCTCTTTTCCCTAATTCTATACTCTCCACGTTTTGATAGGCCAAAGTCCACTTGCCTCTCATAGCGCCTTTCTCTTGTGCTTTAGGGCCAATGTCTACTTCATCTTCCAACCAAAGTATTAGATTCTTGAATATATCGAATAATATATCTTTAGACATATCTACATGCTCTCCTGTAACAGCCCAAGAGTTATCCATCATAGCCATGTGAGTTGCAAAAATTAATGTGTTGTTTTCCATAGCAGGGACGAAAGATGAGACTACTTCCATAATAGCAGGGTTGAGCCCTTGAAGTAGACTATAGTAATCGTCTATTGCATCTCTAAGCGCAGGATAAAATGTCTCTTCTTCAGGATAGAACATAACAGTCATGACTTCTTGCACGAGTTCTTCCTGTTCATGACGTGTCATACCGTCCCACACAACGAAGGGGGTCTCAGTTAATTCTAATACACGGTTTCTTAATCTCTTGTCTAGGTCTATGAAATGCTTAGTAACATCATCATAACTAACGCTCAGTTTAGGCATTTTTTTGTATGCGCTTTCTGCTCTTATCATACTGACATTCTTACGACGTTCTGTGCTCCAATGACTCCAATACAATAAAACTCTTTGAAATATTCCCTTAGTCAATACATATTCTTTAACTCCGCTTGGAGGATAGGTTGTAATCCACAAAGACACCATAGATTCAGTTTCAATTCTACCTGTCTTAGTGTGTTTCACTAGAATGTTATTGTTTGAACCAACAGGATTGCAAGCCGACTGTAAATATAGAACAGTCTCCATTGAGTGTCTATTAGGATTTAGTATAATACTACCTTCATCAAAGTTTAATGCTTTTCTTCCTGCTAACATACCTTCTTTCAAGATTGGTGTTTTATTACCATCTTCGTCTTCTTCCATTTCAAAACCACCAATTAGACCCGCATCGGTGCCCGTTGTATACATATCAGAAGGCACACCTATGTCTCTTAGAACATCTCCAATAAATTCCCATGCAATAGATTTACCTGTCCTAGAAGATTGAATCCAAAAGACGTGATTCCTAGTATCAAGATGCGATGAACCCCAAGGTATGCGCACATATGGCACTGATACTTGTCCTTGTATAAAGAAAAAGGATAGCATACCGGGTATGTCGTTATCTATAGATGTTTGATTAAAATGCTCTATAAAACCCTTGAATATGGGGAATTTTTTCGCCGCTTGATATTGGTCTGCTCTTCTCATAATTTGACCCCTGCATGGGTCAGTATATTATTGTTATGTATATACATATAATTGAAACATTGAAATAATTAAGTGTCCTTTATATACTAATTTGATTATCTTCTAATCCTTCTTTCTACGAATACAGGCTCTTCTTCTGTTAGAACTTTTATGATTCTACTTCTCATCACATCCCCAAGACCCTTCACCATTCTCAATGACTCAGGAAAAAGCATTTCTTGTATTGAGCCACATTCTTCTAGTATTCTTTCTCCTATTTCTTTTCCTATACCGGGTATTGCGATTAACACGTCTAATCTTACATCGTTTGTGCTTACTCTTCTTATTGCTCTAGCACCATGACTAGAAGCAGGTTTGTGCAACTTATCGTGTAATTTCACTATGAACATGGCTGCTTCGGAATGGTTTTCTGTAAAAAATACTTGACATTCAAAATCAGCCATTATTCTTGCTATTGTGCCCATTAGTTCATTTTGCACCCTAGAATATGTTGTTTTACGTCCTGAATTTTTTGCCATAGATACATATTTAGAGATTGAACCATGAACTACTAGAAAAAATCTTGGGTAGTTGGCATCCATATTGTCTAACTGTCTCCATAAATGCCCGCTATGGCTTGAAAGAAACAAGTCGTTGATGCTCTTTGCTTCAATACATGCCTCACCTAGAAGATAATCTCCAACCATTAGTGCTTTTCTAATAACTGTTAAACCTTCTTTTTCTGCTTTTCTAATAACTGACTCACAAAGTGAACCTCTCTCGTTGCTATCTATGATTAAATCGGGCTTAGGCATCATTACACATCCACATATGCACTTTGCAATACTGTGCATCTTTATACTTTCTTAATTTGCATCTTACGCCTTTAGAAGTAATACCTACACATTGTTCTTCCTCTATAGGGTGTCTTAAACAACTTACGCATAGATTTGTATTCGTCTTCATTCTAGATGTATGGTTTCTAGTACCTAACTTGGTTTTGCATATTCTACATCTTCCACTCATAGAATGTCCTCCGCTGTGCCGTCATAGTATCTACATACGCCTGTGCAAAGACCCTCATTAATCAAAGTCTTACAGGTAGACAAAGAATAACCTCCTTCCACTACGCTTGTAACTTGGGTTCTAGTTATATCTTCATCAAAATCCACCCAACCTTGTTGAGAACACAAATTTACAATTTTTTCTATGTGTTCTTTCTTAGCATCGTCTTTTACTGTGTTGGGGTGAAAGAACCACCTGTGTCTTGCTGCTAAATAATTCGCTAAGTGAAAACGTGCCTTGTGTGTTGGATTACCTTCACCCAAAGCGGCCTGAACTAAACATGGTAAAATCAGTATTTTATCATAAGATACATCAGGTAAGTTTACCAATTTTCTGTTCTTTTTGAACATTGCTTTTCTTTTCTTAGGCATTACGAATGTTATAGGTGTGCTACCGTGTTTGATATAACCCTCTCTAGAATCTTGTGCTAGGTCTAATAATTCATAATGGTCTAATGACATTATTTCATCTGTATTCAAAGGTATAGACCAACAACCTCTTCTCATATTATAGGAGTTGGGTATTCTTATCATGCCCGCTGTGTCGAAAGCCACAGTAGGGTCATTACAAGATATGTTCAACTCTTTATGCCATACATTTATCATTTGTTTACCACCATCTTTAATTCTAGTAACTTCAAAACCGTTGCTAGGCATCAATGTTTCAGACAAACTCACGTATATATGAAAACCTCCACCGCTAAACCACACATAGTGCTGTATATCGTTTAGAATGAAGTGTTGATGGAGTCTTTTTACTTGTTCGTGCATAAACGAAAACTCTACATCAACTTGTTTATTTCTAAAATCTTTACAATCAAAATCCATTACAAAATGTCTTATTATGGGTGTATTGTAATCTACGCGGTGATGTTTAGGTGGTGTAGTTCCTCTATAACCATATGCTGTAAAGTATATATTACCAATACCGTTTTTACCACCCCAATACTTTTCTAGTTCTTTGGCGTTGTTAACTATACGCCTGTAACCTTTTTGACCGTTCGCACCTATTTCTAATACCTCTCTAGGGTAATCCATGTGCACGAAACTCATGGGTTTATCCCCTGATAATTTTAAGATACTTCTCAATCGCTTCGTTGCCAATGATTTCTGCTGCAAATTTGCCTTTTTCGACAAAATATACAGGATTTATCGCTACATCGAAAGCGGAATAACCCCCACCATCCAATGTTTCCTGAAAACCATTTACGACTCTTAATCTATCGCCTTTGACTCCCATATTAGACAAATACACATTTACTCGCGGTAATTCATCATACAACATAATGTTTTCACTCATCACTCTTTTGTTTATCCAATTTTCTGTTTCTTCTATTTTTTGTTTCATGTTTTTTATTTTCATTTATTGTTCCTCCGTATTTATTAGGAAATCTTCTTCTTTATTGTGAGCAGGGCACATATGCACAAAATCACACCAAGCACACTGCACACTTAAGCACCTGCACCACTTACTACACGTTTCTTTATGAATCGGTTGAAAGTCATGTTCTATATGTGCTTTTAGTAATTTTTTCATTTTTGTATCTAAAGATTTCTTAGCATATCTTGCTTTGGTTTTAGTTTCTTCAATACACCATTCTGCTCCATCGCCATTGTTCACTTGTCCATAGGGATATTCCCAAGCCCAATGCGTCACAGGTAGAAATTCACTACGTTGCGCTTGCACTATCATGTTCATGTAAAAATACATCTCTAATCTCATTGAAGAAAATTTGTAAGGTGCATTCTTCCATTTACCTGTTTTAAGTTCCATCAAGACAAACCCACCATCACCATCGCTAAATATTGTATCGACATAACCTTTCAAATGCACATTATACATTTCGCCATTATATTCTACGTCTTGGGTAGCGTGTATCTCAACCTCGTTGCCTACAGGAGGCCATGTGTTGATATCGCCATTTTGATGGCACACAAGCAATCTAGCCCATTGCCATTCAATCCATTGGTCTATCGCAGTTTGTTCGCTGTGTCTATAACCTTCTTCAGGATAAGGTAGTATGCTCCTAAGAGAATCTTTAGCCAAAGCGTTTTTACCATCATCAAGGTGTTTTTCTATATCTTTTAGAACATCATCTATTTTATCCCAAAAATATTCTACAACATTGTGCACATTGGTTCCTCTAACCATAGGTTCTGTTTCGCTGCTTTTGTGTCCCAACACATATTGTAAATAGTATTTATACGGACACCAATCATGAGCACCAATTGTGGATTTAGTCATCCTTAATTTGTTACCTTCAGCGGGCCAATTGTAAGAACTTTCATTATACGAAGCCATTAACTCTTCATCTTTGAAATCTGATGATTCTGTAAATGTTTTATCGTTTGGATTAAATTTGTATAATTTCATGTTGCTTTCTCCATTTTTATATCATCAAGTAGATTATCAATTTCAATATCTTGTTCGCTTGTTGCTCCGCAATCATCACATCGCATTTCTAAAATTATCCAACCTTTATCAACAGCCTTGTCGGGGTATCTCCAACCTTCACAATAACTATTTTCATGTTCGCAATCATCAGGCACACCATCTAGGTGCGCATGGTCTGCTGCTGTCATTCCATCAGGGTAGTTGCTACTCATACCTCTTCCTCCTGTAATAGTACATATGTAACATCAGCATTACATGACGAACAAGTTAGTGTGGCTACTATACCTTCTCCTTCATATCCATATTCTTCGGCATTGAAATCCGCACCCCAAATCAATTTTCCATCACATAACCAACAAGTATCGCCCATTCTCATTCCTCCAACATTATCAACTTCTGCAAATAAATTGCTAAGTCCAAAGCCTCTTCCTGTGCATGAATTAACCATGCCTTTCTTGTCAAATCAACTCTTTCCATTGTTGTATTATACTTACGTTCACCTGTTTCTGCTCTTGCTTCTATCTTTTTTATTACTATATCTTCTATTTCACTCATTTTATCACCAATATTTCTTAGGCACTTTGTCACCACATGGATAGCCTAAATCCCATTCTAACACATCGTAAATAGGTTTTATCTTTGCTTTGATAAACTTATCAACCATTGTGTGGTAGTCGATTATGAAGCCATCAATTTCATCTTCTGAACGAAATGAGACTATGTTTGTTTGTGGTAGACCTTCGGGCACAGCACTAACATGAATCCATTGTGCACTATCTTGAACCCTTATAGGGTCATTAGTGGACAAATGTTCATTGTAATATAAAGCACCTTTAGCAGCATTAGGTGGCACTCTATCGTATGTTTCTTTACCCAATCTACCGTATGGTGCAAGTTCCGAAGGTGTAAACTCTCCGTTGATTAACGATAACGATATGGGTCTTATCAAAGCATTAATCTCATCTTCTTCAGCACCTGTGGATATCTTATGAAAAATTATTTCTTGTATCTCTTTAGTAATTGGACTTGCGTTGGCTGCTTTCTGTTCAAAACCTGTTACTTTTAGGTAGCCTTTTTTATTTTCAGGCCATGTGATAATACCAAAGTTTCTATTTTTAGCATCGGTAGTGAACCAATAATCAAAGAATGCCTCAAATTCTACGTCTATATTTGGTAGGTTTAGTTGTGTGCGCACAGTTTCATTAAGATGTGCTACTAAATCTTCTACTTTGTCTAATGAGACTTGCACGTAGCAAGAATCAGTGTGTCCTGCTAATACTTTGAATCCTTCACGTTCACTTTCGGCCATAAGGAGACCAATAGACTCTCTACCCATAGATGTGATTGCCGCCCCAACATCAGGGTCGGTCCACATGCCACCCACTTTAGATTGTGATAGATAGCCATACAAAGCATTGGTATTGACCTTAACAGCCAATTGAAGCATCTCATATCCTAATCTCTCATCTTCCGTAGAAGCATCATTCATTAATTTCTTGTATGTCTTTCTTAGTTCCAATAGGTCTTCTACGATTCTTGGTAACACACCTTTTGTTGTTGTGTCCCAACAAGAACCATCAGGGAACACCCTAATACCTTCACCGGGTTTGTCTCTTTTGGTGGTAGGACACAAATTTCCATCGACAATTATTCTTGGATATAGGCTTGCGAAATCCAACAAGGCTACACCTTCCCATCTTCCTGCTTGGGTTTTTAATACATTAGCCGCCCTCAATTTATCTCTATTGTATCTATATGACGTTGGGGCTTTCAAGTCTGTGTATCTACCAAACAACCCTCTAGCGTAATTAGATACATTGTGTGTGCTCTTCCACTGAACGCCACAAAATTGTTGCATGGCTATGAAGAACGGTATTGCATTGAGTTTTTCGCTACACTGACGCAATAGCGTAGTGTCTCTCAAACAATAATCTATGAATAAGTCTGTGTGAGTATACCACCAAGTCAACACATCCAATTTATTGCCTTCGCTGTCTTCTGATAGTTTACCTTCAAATTTTAATTCTTTAGCAATTGTGTCTAGTTTTCTATTAGGAAAACTACCGTTGCCTGATTTCATCCATAGAGTTTCAAAACCGCTACCCATACTACCTTTAGCAGCGCTATCAAAAATTAATCTACCCGTTATAGGTTGTTGTGTTTCTTTGTAGCCTTTTTTGAAGTGCGGCCTCACAACATCATTCAAAGGGCTTAATCTATCAGGATTTTCTAGTCTTTTAATCATGTGTGGGAGGTCAGCCCAAGCAATTGCATGTGCCATTAGTATATCAGGGTCGCAATCATCTAAATGTTCTAAGAAACCATTGTGCATAGTTCCTTCATCCCCATACAATCTAAGTTCATAGCCGCCTTCTCTATCAATCCATTTAGTCTCCATAGCAGTCTCTATGGTTTTCTTACGCCATTCCACATTGGATTCTTCAGTCCATGCGAAAACAACAGGATGTTCAGCGTGTGTATCATCAATAGCCATAACTGTAGTAAATTGGCTTTTCACATCCCATTCTAAATCAAAATACCATACACGAGGGTGAAACTCAGGCAACTTCTTTGGGTATAAGTTTGCTAAAACTTGGTCTTCATAAGGCATGTCTGCCTCATAAGTGCGTATCATTTCCTTAATTTGTCTGAGGTGCATTGGATTATCCACACTTATCTTGAATAAATCCATACCATCTTTACCCTTAGCCAATTCCTGATGATGATATCTTACGCCTCTAATCATCCTAGAGACCCTCATTTTACTTCTTTCAGAAGTATTAACGGGAGCCCAACAATATGGCCTTACATAACCATCTTCATCGGGGTGTATAGTGCGTATGTCTAGTGTACCATTCTTATCTCTTGTGCGTAGGTATAGACTAGGTTGTTCATCCATATCGAACCCATCAGGGAAGTAATAATCTACAATCATCTAAGCCACGTCTTGGTCTAAGACGATGATAGTACGTTCCCACCCTTCGCCGCTTTGCTCAATGGCTAAGACCATTGAATCCCCACAGTGAATTGTAGAGTCTACGTTACCATCAAGCATGGTTAAACAACCCAAGAGCCAAGAACCGAAACTTGAGGAAGTTGTGTGGTTCGGTCCTTGAGCATCTTTTATTTCTGTGTTACATATAATTGAAGTTCCGCCTGTTTTGAATGCGTGTAAGATTAACTCTTTTTCCTCGGCATTAGACTTGATTAAGAACTCCGAATTAACACTTAATGACTTAGCAATCTTAGCCCCGTCTATTAAATCACCAAAGTTCACTGTACCATGTGTAGTGAATGTACCTCTACCAAAACCTATCCATTGTCCTTTACGAGAATTCTCTACGAGTGATGACATTGTAGGCGCTAGTTGTGCGCTCTTGCAATTCAACAGGGGTATTGTCATTTTTTTATTATTGCACTTTAACGATAATTTAGATACACTTTGTTGCACCGTTACATCCCCTTTACAATTTTTCAAAAAGGTCAATGTCTTTTTCATATCAGTTATAGTCAAGTTTCCACCTCTCTTTACAGAATTTTCATGCGTTACCTTGTAGTGTACGTAATATGTGCTGTGCGCAGCGTGATATTCTATAGTGCTAGGAGCACTAGCGTTTATCACCACATCGGTGATGTTTTCACCTAATGATGACAATAAATTTACCCATACCTTAGAGTCTAATATCACTTTAGTCATAGTATCACAGGATGCCTTCATCGAGTTCTTTTAAGCCATACCACACAGGATTCTTACCTACTTCTGTAACTAATAAAGTACGCCTTTGGCCTTGTAGTGAAGCATCTGTCTTAGACTTCTCATACGTTGCTGTGAATCTTTGTTGTGTTAGAAGACCATCTTCGTTTCTTACATCTTCTCTTTCAAAATGTATTATCTGAAAGACTAAAGCACCTGTGGTCTTTTCCCATGCGGGTCTCCAACCTGACAAACCTAAGTTTCTATCATCGGTCTGATTAGATTGTGTTAGATGTGTCTCTAAGAACACTTTAACGCCTCTCTTTACAAGACCCGAACATAGAGTAGTCAATTGGTGAAAACGATTTTTTCGTATACTCCAATCCCATTGAAACTCTACACGTTTAGCATCAGCACCAATGCCCCTATTATCCGACGCACTAATACCATCCTTCGCTAATCCGAGGTCAAATATGCGCATGTTGTTAATACAAATTGCATCATATTGGTCTAACCCCGTTACTATCAAACCCCACAAATTTTCATGGTTCTTTACAGCATACTGCAAAATTCTCATTATACGATTATGTGTCTCAGGGAAGTTTACAGCAGTCCTATCTTCTTGCATGTATACATATGGTTCCCAACAACGTATACCATCTAAGTCGCTGTGGAAAGCACTCTTGTTGGCTAACAACCCACCATCGAAATCGAGTCCCCAAAATTCTTTCGGAGTGATGCCTTCTGCTATACACTTTTCAACATAGATACGATAAGCAGCAGTTGTTACTGCACTCTTACCTGTATTTTCGTGCCCTACCAAGGCTGTAAATGTGTGCCCTGTTTGGTTGTTCATAATAGACATTTCTGCTTCTAAAGCAGCAAACGGGTCTTTCCTAGCGTGTGGAGGTGCGGCCTCATCAGCCAACTGCTCTTGCATTTCTTTAGTTTTACCAAAGCCAGCCATTATTTCTCATCCTCGTTTGTAATGTTGTCTTCTGCTTCCTGTAAAGTAGCATTGGTTTGTGCGACATTGTTCTGTAGTTTCCTCGTAGATGTTAGAACTTCGTTAGCGAATGTTTCCATAAGAGTAATCATCAATTGCTGTCTTCCGTTCACAGCACTCAATTGGTCAAGTTTTGTTTGTGCTTCCACCTGTAAAGCGTTGTATGCTTTAACCATTTCATTTGCTTGAAATTCCAAGTCTAATACTTTATCTTCTAATTCTTTCTTTGTAGCCATCAATCTCACCTCACTCAAATTGCGCGGTGCTGCTGTTGCCGCCTGTCGCTCTTGGTCTTGCTCTTCTTGGGTCCACATATATACCAAACACCGTTAGTTTAGGAATTTCTGTATTGTCTCTCATCATCATACCTATACGTCCAAAGACGTATACTGTTGAACGCTCGGCATACTCAAACATTTCACCGTTGACACCTGTGTAATTGAAAGGGTGTGTTAAATCATGAACAGCACTACCTATGTTACACATAACTTCAGAACCTGCACCTTGACCATACATACTTTGTAAACCACTAGATGATAAAGACATACTGTATTGCCTGTTGTTTTGGTCGTATTCTGTTTCTCTTGCTTCAGTAGACAGACGATTTACAGTTCCCCGTGTAAACACCAAGGGACCTATTCTACCTTGACCATCACCGGTTTGGAAAGTGCGCAATCCATCATGATAAGCGTCTGTAAGGTCTTCTATTGATACAGCGTATTCATGCATGTCTTTGGATGTCCATAGTTTAGAAGGCATAAGTAAAGGTCTTACCGACTCATCAACGAACTCATCTGTGTAGTTAATAGTGTCCATGAAACCTTCGTATGTATCAAGTATATCTTGACGGTATTCGGTAGCATTCTCTTTAGGTGGCCTAGCGTTTATCACACAAGGGTGCCCTACTTTTATGGCACGTTCTGAATCATCACCTTTCAGGTCTACTCGCCAAATCTTTATCTCTCCATCATCAACAAATGCTTCTTGCTCATTACCTAAGAAATAAGCATATCTTCCGTCAACGTCTGTTGTGTAAGGTTTACCTTGTCTACTCACAAAGCAAATGTAATCTCCGCCACCTACGTGTATACCCATTTCCGGTGTTTCACTAGATGGTTGTGCTGTTGAAATCACACCATGTTCTGCTGTGTTAATAGTCCATAAACCATTAACTGCAACATAATGCCCTGCGCCTTTAGCCATGGCTTGGTTAGCATCGCTTCTATATTCTCTAACTAACCAACTTTGTAGTCCTGTGCCTCTATTCGCTTTCTTTGCGTCTACTCCGATAAATTGTCCTACATAGGTAGTGTTGTTACTACCACCGGTTGTGCCTTTTCTTAACACAATAAAACATTGTTCAGCCCAATCTACAAGCAAGTCATCGTCTTCATCAAACCAATTATCGCAATCATAATTTTCTTTTATGTAGTTCTTGTAAAAATCTATGACCTTACTTATATGCTCGCCTGTTCTTTCTGCATGTTTGCTAAGTCTATCCATAACCTCAGTTGGCATTGGTTTAGCCTGTGCTGCTAGGTTAGGTTGCATGTTCTTCGTTTGCGTGAAAGGGTTTTGCTTACCCTCGTTCGTTTCATCGTTCATCATATTATTCATATTTCTTTCATTCATTTATTTTTCACTTCCTTTCTAATTCGTGCAACTAAATAGTCACAGAAGGAATAATCATCTTGAGGCCAAGTGTATATATTGACCATAATATCACCGTAAGCACACATGATATCGAAAAGAACAGGTTGTGTAAGAGATGCATTGTATTCTCTCCTTATGTGTTTGTAAAAGGTTCCCGTCACATGACGGAGAGGCATCCCTTCATCCAACAGTCCATGTAGTTTGCTCCTTAATTTCATCCATTCGCCTTGTATCGCTATGGCACCCAAGTTCTCAACTTCTAATGCTACGATACTTGAAATTCTTTCTTCTAAAGAATTCTCATCATGAGGTAAACTCTCTAGTAGATTCAAACAGGCTCTCATATCCCCATTCATGACTTCTACCAAAGTAGGTATGTGAAATTGCCATTCAAATAAGACCTGCCTACTAACGTCAAAAGCAACAAGAACATCCCAAAGTCTAGCAGAACCTTCATCCGGTGTTATTGGTTTGAAGGTGTATGTGCGACAACGGGAACGTATAGCAGGTCTTATTTTTTCTAATTCATTACCTGTGAGTATGACTAATACATTGGAACTGTATGTTTCAATTAGTTGTCTCATGGCATCTTGTGCCGAGGACGTAAGACCATCAGCCTCGTCTATTAAGACAATCTTCCTATCTACACCTACAGGTTTTGTCCTTAGTAACGTCTTTAATTCTGTACGCACAAAATCTATACCCCTATCATCAGAACCATTGGTTTCAAAGAAATTAAAATCATTATTATGTTCACCAAGCATCTCATTAGCAATTACACGCGCTGTGCTTGTCTTACCTGTGCCGGGTGGTCCTACGAACAACAAAGCAGTAGGCCATGTGTTGCTTGCTTTCCAATGACTGACATCTTGAACCAAATCCCTTTGTCCAACAATGTCTGTAATGACTTTCGGCCTTGCTATTTCACTCCACATGATATAATATTAATTACTTCTTTATATACCAAAATTTTTCTTTTATATACTAAAGTATGTCATTCTCATATTTTTCAGTCCAAAGCAAAAATTCTTCCCAATCGCTAGGCATCGGATTTGCTATATACCAAATAGCGTTTTGATAACCTTCAAAATCTCCTAAAAGATGCCAGCAATCTAAGGAATCACAAGTCTTTTTAATCCAAATCAAAATCTTTTCTATATCTTTCCTACTTGAGTAAGTGGTTTTGTTATCTTTATTTAATAAAGTGTGTAACATATCTGACGTGTCATGAAAAAATTCACATCTAATGCGAAAACCTGTAACAGTATCACCTTTAGTTACGTATGTTTTCCATTTTAACCCGTTTAATAGAGCACCTACTTCCATCCAATAGACATCATTAGACATTATAGAACCCCCACATCTGCTATTTGCATGACATCAGTTATACCCAATTCATTGTTAAAACCATAGAATTTACTGTGTTGAAATTCCATGTTGCTGAAAGATGGTGATGTAATTTCTACAATTATGCACTTATCATCAGGGATTTGTGTTTTCATATCGCTTAAAGATAACATATTCATTTTATGCTTCTTCATTTCTGTATGAAACATACCTACTTTGTTGCCTTCTTTTATGGTAGTGCTACCAACGGAAAAGAAATCTGTGCCATCAAGTGCTTCGTAGCCTATCTCTACTTCTGCGCCCTTGATATGATACCATGCTAACTTCAAAGGGTGTATGTGTTGATTTAATACCATTAGATAACCACCAACATCATTTGGTTTATATGGTTCCATAGAAGGAAAACGTATAGTGTTGTCATGCGACATTCCCTCTATCTTACTCCAAGAAGGTATAGGATATAGGTAAGCAACATCATGGAAAGGTAAATCCATCATTGTCCCTAAATGTTGTAGTCTGTCTCTTAGGTTTAGTTCAGGTTGTTTAAAGAAAAAGCAATCGTATGCTGTGCCTGTAGTATTCATTTCGACTACGCACTTATCATCTTCGTAAATTTTACGATTGCCCTTTCCTTCAATGACCTGATAGAAACCACCGTTATATTCTGACAAGGATATACCGTCTTTCCAAGAAAGCATCTTTCTAGGTGTGTAAATTATGAATTCTTCATTAACAAATTCTTTTGGATTATGTAACATGGTGTGAAACGCTTCGCGCAAGTTGATGTTGTTGATGCTATCTTTTGTGAGAACTATCATATTCTCGGTAACACCGTTGCGTACAGCGTTTCTTAAGAAAGTAATCTTTGATATTTTTTGTCTTGCTCCTAACACATTACGCCAAAATAACCTCGCTTCTACTTGATTCA